CAGTACATGGCTCGCAGCTCCCGCGCGTCGTCCAGGTCCGCGGGCAGGGCCGGGCAAAAGTCCAGGATGCGCCCGTGGAAGCGTTCCCACTGGTTCAGGCGCTGCGGCAGGTGTTCCTCCCCGATCAACAGGATGGCCGCCTGGGACCCCTCGTAGATGTCCCGCACGATCTCCACCGCCTGCTTGGCCACCAGATGGTCGAGCTCATCGATGATCAGCGGACGGCCCGAGAGCGCCAGCTGTTCGGACACCTGGTCCGTCATGCCGTAAAGCGTGCGCGCGGGGTCGATCCCCATTTCCTTGAGGATGGCGGCCAACAAGGCCTTCTTGGTCCAGGAGCTGCGCACCTCCACGTAGTAGGCCCGGTAGGTGTTGGCCACGTAGGCCGCGGCCGTGGATTTGCCCCAGCCGGAGGGCCCGTAGTGCACCACCAGGCCCGGCAGATGCGCGGGCCGCTCCATGGCCCGACGCATGGCCGTCTGGCACACGGCCAGATTCGCCAACCGCGCCGGTCCCTGATGGTGTGGATTGACAACCGCAGCTGATTGCGTCATCTCTTGACCTCCGCATGTTTGGGACTGCAACGCAGTCCCGGTTCAAGGCCCGCGCTGCAACGCGGGCCTTTCGTTACTGTGCCGCCTGGGCTGCCGGTTCCACCGGCGCCCACCCCATCAAGTCACGCCAGGATGCCCATTCCGCCGTCATCCTGTACGTGCGGTGATATTCCCTGTCCGCGTCCCCAACCGGCGCCCCCAGGCCCAGGGCCGAGTCCACGGCCACCCAGCGGTTCCAGCGCTGTCGGGGCGTCTCCTGCAGTTGGTGCACCTTGGGCCCCTCCAGCAGCTGTTGCCGCGCCGCGGCATTGGCCTCGCTGTTGAGCGGCGGCGCGTCCTGCACCCTGGCCGCCCGCGCGGCCTCTTCCAGTGCGGGGGTGCTGTGCGGCACCGACGCCTGCGGCAGCCGCGCCAATCTTCCGGCCTCCTGGGCCCGGTGCTCCAGGATCTCGCGCACGATGTCCCGCACCCCGGTTTCCCGGGCAATGCGCTGCAGCTCCGCCTTCTGCGCGTCGATCACCTTCTTCTGCCGCGCCTTGCGCTGCGCGGCGATCTCGGCCCGGCTGACCCCCACGATTTCCGGCGCCACCGCGCGGTCAATGAACTTCCCGTCTTCGTCGAACACGTAGGCCACCCCGGCGTCGGCCTCGTCCAGCAGGGCCTGGACCCGCTGCCCTTCGAGGCCGCCCAGCTTCGGGGAGTTGTAATGCACCGTGCCGATGGGCAGGCCCTTCTTGCCAACGGTGCGCCAGCCGTCATTGGTCGGCGCGGGCAGCAGCAACACGTCCAGGGCCCGTTCGTCCTCGGGCCGCAGCCGCACCACCGGGTGGGGCCACTCCGCGGCCAGCTGCCAGGGCGTCTTGCCCCCCAGCCCCCCGTGGGCGTCGTGATGGTAGACGCACTCGCACCATTGGTCGCAAAACTTTTGGAACTGTTCCACGCCCAGGCGGGACAGGTCCACGGTTTCGCCGGTTTGCATCAGACGTTCCGCGTAGCTGCGCCGCGCCTCGATGTCCTTGCGCTGCGCAACGGAGTGGCCAGAGTACCCGGCCAGGAGCTCCACCAGATCGTGGGAGAACGTCCGAAACGCGCGTTCAATGAAAGGCTTGCGCTCCGGCGAGAAGTGCGGCGCCCGCACATGCTCGACACCCAGACCCAAAAACACACGCTGCATCTGTTTGGACACGTAGTCCGCGCCGTTGTCGGTCTTGGCTGCCTCAGGCACGCCCCAGTCCATCAGCGCCCGGCGCGTCAGGGAGCAGATGCCCGCCGCCGAAGAGGTGCGGGCCACGTGCAGCTTGAGCCGCCGCGTATAGATGTCGATCACGCCCAACACCGCATGCCGGACCCCGTCCGCCAGCAGCACGTCGCCAGGGGTCGAGTCGTACTCCCAGACCTGGTTCAGGCGGATAACGGCCTCCCCCGCGTCACCGGCCGCGGCCTGGTACCGGCTGCGCCACTTGTCGGGATTGGCCACCGCGCAATGCAGCTGCGCGTGCGCTGCCTTCCAGGCCTTGACCCACCGTTGCACGGCCCGCTGCGAGGGCTGCTTGTCCGCGGCAAACCGCGCCTCGATCCCGCGCAGCACCTGCTTGGCCGTGGCGTGCGGGTACTCGGTGAGCATGCCCAGCACAAAATCCCGCAAAGCCGGGCACCCGTCGATGCTGCCCGTGCCCGCGCGGTGGCGCCCTTGCTTTCCGGCCAGGCGCTCCAACCCCTGGGTGTCCAGCGCCCGGTCCCAGTTCCGCAGCGACCCAGCGCTCACCGTGTCCAACGCCGCCCGCACCGAGGCCTCTACCTCGATGCGCCCGGCATTGTACGCGGTGGCGAAACGCCGCCGCCCAGCCGAGGGCGAGAGCCCCGCGGCCAGCGTGTATTCACGGCAGGCCTGCACCAACGCCGCCCGCGCTTCGGCCCTGACCCGCGCCGTGGGCGGCAATTGCTGGAAGCGCGAGAGCCCCTGCGCCCGTGCCTCGGCGTCCGCGAGGTCCTCGGCCAACGTCGCCCTGCCCAGCTCCCGACCCACGCCCCGCCCTGCGGCCGCCGCCCCCGCTGCCTGCCGGGCCACCGCTTCGCGCACTTCCAGTGGCAACGCGGCCAACGCATACAGCTTCCCTCCGCCTCGCCCGGGCCGCTTCCCGGCTACGGGCCAGGACTCCGCTTCAGCACGTCTGTGTACAGTCATCACTGTCACACCCAGCGCCAGGGCCAGTTCTTTTGCTGTATACGTGTCGTTCATGCCCGCACCGCTTGTTGTCTTCCGCGCCCCCTGTTATCCAGGGCGGCAGCCAACCCATGACCCTGTAGCCCAACAGGAGGCGCGGAAATGTCGAAGCACACTGAACTGGGAAGAGAACTGGCGAAAGAGTGCAACGCTGCATACGAAGAGGCGGAAGCCACCCTGCTGGCGGATTTGCGAACACGCCAAACCATGCTGGGGGAAGCCGTAACGGACCTCCTGGAGCGAGGTCTCCCGGTGGATGCGGACACCATCCGGGACTGGCTCGCCAACCGCGTCACTTCGAGCTCTCCGCGCTATGAACGCAAGACTGCGGACGTGCTGCACGCCTGGCTTGCCGGGCTCGCACGGCCTCGAGCAGCCCGATGAGCGCGATGACCCAGTAAGGATCTTCCAGCTCCAGCCTGCTAGCCAGGTCTAGGAATGCCTGCTTCTTGTCGCCTGCGGGCTGGAGCAACAACAACCTGGCCAGCTCGTGGGCAACGAACAACGCCTGACCCTGGTCCGGCTCGGCAAAATAAGCCTCCAGAGCCTCTTGTGTCGGTTCTCCCTTGCCGCAGAGCAACAGTGTCTCACCGTCAAACAAGACCGGCTCGCCCAGGCCCGGCCCACCCGGCGCCGGTCTCAGCTTCTTGTCCCTGCCCAATCGTGCCCGCACCGCTTCGTCCAGTGTCCGCATGACCCTTCTCCTTACCGCAGCGGCGTCATCGCCGCATGTTCAGGTTGCAGGAACAAGGCATCTCCATCTTCTGTGGCTCCGGTCCCGCATCCTTGCGGCTCCACTTCCAGCTCCCCTTCGGCAGGGCACAGCGCATCCGCAAAGACCTCCGGCAGCAGCAGATACAGCGGGCAGCCGGACTCCAGCAGCCCACGCTGCAGTTGGGCCACATTGCACAGGATCACCGATACGGCGGTCTCCCGCACCCCGGACCGGGCTGCCAGCTCCGACCGCGTCACCCCTGCGTGCTGCATCCAGGCTTTGATCTGCGCGCCCTGCATCTCTCTCTCCTTCAGGCCGCGGCCCGCGTCGTTCGAGGTGCCCGAGGTGCACGTCGCTCCCGCAGTTCCGGCAGATGCCTGGCCGGACACCCTGCCTTCAGGTACCACTGGGTCAGCCGACCACTGGCATGCTTCCCCTGCAGGTACCTGCTCACCACCTGCTGCGCGCAGCCCGCGGCCCGGCCCACGTCCGTCTGGGTCAGCCCCTGCAGCACCATCCAGGCCCGCACCGCCCGTCCGTTGATCATCTTGCGTCGCTTGTTATGTTCCATTGACCTGCTCCCAAAGCTGTCGCTCGCGCTGGCTGCGCTTGCGCTTTTCAACAGTGATTCTGCCGATCTCGTAGACCGCCACGTCCTGCGCCCCCAGCACCCGCAGCCCGCAAGCGTCCAGGGCCGCCTGGACGAGGGACGTGTCACCCAGCAGCACGGCCAGCGCCCCGGCATATTCGAGAGGCAGCCGCCGTTCGCCCTTGCTTTCCGCCGTCCAGCTGTCCAGCGTGGCCCGGGACACCGTCTCTCCGACCAACCGCGAGAGCTCCCCGACCACGTACTCCCGGTCCAGCCCGGACCGCTCCAATGCCAAGGTCAATGCCTCGCGGACCGCGTCCTTGCAGCGCAGCCCCCCGGCCTGTAGCCCCGCTGTGGGCAGCGCGGACAAGGGGAGCCGGAGCTGCACCATGCCCCCGTCCGTTCCGGGCCTGCGTTTAGACATTGCAGCCCCCCTCGGTCCGGGGTACAAAGGAAAGGGCAAAGTGTTTCTTACAACTGCGCATGGACACGTTCTGCGCTCTTTTGAAGTCACTGTCAACCACAAAATGGAGTTGCCCCCGCTAAACCGGACACCTCGGTTACTTTGACGCCTCCAGGACGCCTCCTCCGACGAGCTTCACTTTGGCCCATTCTCGTCGGCGTCCCTCCGGCTCTGCCGTGCCTGGCCCCACTGGTTCGATGGACCTGATATATTCCCGTGGTGACATCATCTTCAGCCCCTTGTGGGGGTGGTTCTCGTTGTAGTCTTCAAACCAGCCGCCGAGGGCTGCCATGACGCTCATGGCATCTGGCCGCTCCTTGACCTTCACGTAATCCCTGCGGAAGGTTTTGATGAACGATTCCGCCATTCCGTTGCTCTCCGGGCTTCTTACGGGCGTAAACTTCGACACTAGGCCAATCTCAGCAGAAAACGCCATCGTCTCTTTGGACGTGTAACAGGAGCCATTGTCGGACAGCCATTCCACCCGGAACGGTGCCGGGGCGTCGCCGAAGCGCTTTTCCACCGATTCGAGCATCAGGTCTCGGATCATTTCGCCGGAAACGCCCCCGGTTGTGGCGACATGGCACATGACTTCGCGGTCGCGACAATCAAGGGCGAAGGCAACCCGAACCGACTCGCCATTGTCGCAAGCAATCTCGAACACGTCAGAACTCCAGCGCACATTGCGTTTCAAAACAACAACCTTGCCGTCATGAGGCCTGTCAGCGCGCTTGCCGGTATGCCTTGCGAGCAGCAGACCGTTGAGCTTCATTATGCGGTAGACTCGTTTGTGGTTTACTGGTGCCAAACCGCGCTGCCGAAGCCGCCTGTTGAGCACCGCGCAGACGCGGCGGTAGCCGTAGGTCATGCGCTCGTCGATGATGTCCCGGATATCGGGCAGCAAGCGTTCGTCCTCTACCTTCGAGTACCTTGGGGGGCGCCCACGGGGGTGGTCTGCCAGGCGCTCGTTCAGCCTCGAGCGCGATACGTCGAGTGTTTCTGCTATGCGCTTCACGGCGTGTCGTCCTTGAAGGGCAACTGTGAGCGCGAGATCAGTTTTTTTTCGCGGGCAGCTTCCAGGGCGTCCTTGAGGATCTCGACTTCCATAGTCTTACGGCCAAGCAATCGCTCAAGCTCACGAATCCTTTTCTTCATGTCCCTGGCCTCAGCCGAGCTGATCACCGAATCGTCGGATTTCACGGCAACCATGCCCCCTTCACTCACAAGCTTGCGCCATCTGTACAGCAGGCTTGGCGCAACACCGTTCTTGCGGGCAACGTAAGAGACCGTCATGCCAGGATGAAAAGACTCCTCGACGATGCGCATCTTCTCCTGGATGTTCCAGCGCCTCCGCTGCACCTCTGTGACCACCTCTACCGTGTACCTCTCGTTAGCATCAGGTCTGGTCATAGTGCTAGACCTCTCTCCTATGCGGTTGTGAGGTGTCCGGTCGAAAAGGGGGCTACTTCACAAAACGATGTTAAAATTCTTTTTGTGTGCCAAAACGATTTCATTTGTAGTTTCAAGGTGTTGCTGCTTTTGGCCATGTTGAATTTCTTGTGAAAAAGCGAGGCGGGAATTTTAACATGTCAGACTTGGGCGAAAGGATAAGGAAGGTAAGGGGCAAGGCGAGCCAGGAGTGGTGGTCAAATGCCTCGACAAACTGCCAGGCA